GGATTTTGACAAATTAACAGATGAAGAAAAAGAGGCAATGAGAAAGGCAGTATTAGAGGAAGAAAAAGCAAAAGAAGCTAAAAGAAAAGAAAAAATAAAAGAATATAAAGGAATTGTAGATGAAACAGTAAGAGAAAATTTTAATAAAGTAGAAAAACTTGCTGAAATATTGAAAAATACTAAATTAGAAATTTTTAGAAGTTTTGAAGCTATCTTAGAATTAAAAGAGGAATTGTATGGAATAAAAGAAACACAAAGAAGCCACACTTTTACAACAAGTGATGGAAGTTTATCTATAATAATTGGACATAGAATAATAGATTCTTTTGATGACACTGTACACAGTGGAATAGCAAAGGTAAAAGATTATATTTCTAAACTAACAACTAATGAACAACCAGAATTGGAAAAATTAATAGATTTACTATTAAAAAAGGACAAGAATGGAAATTTAAAAGCTTCAAGAGTGTTAGAATTAGAAGCTATTGCAAATGAAAATGGTAATGAAACGTTACTTGAAGGAGTAAAAATAATTAAAGAAGCATACAAACCAAGTAAATCAAGCACTTATGTTGAAGCTTATTATAAGGATAAAACAGGGAAAATGGTAAGTGTTCCATTATCTATTACAAGTGTAATTGAGGAGAGAAATGGAGAAGATAAAGAACGGACAAATTAAATATATACATATTCTAAAAAATAAATTAAATCTAAAAGATGGAGATTACAGAAGTCTTTTAGAAAGTAAATTTAACAAGAAAACATCTAAGGATCTCAGCTCTAAACAAGCTGAGGTTCTTATAAAAATACTTGAAAGGTTAATAAGTAACTATGCAACAGAGAAGCAAAAAAACAAGTTAAATACATTGTATAGTAAAGTTTATTATGAAAAGGACAAGCAAGAATTTATTGAACACTATCTTGGAAAAGATAAAACAATGGATAATATGACAGTTAAAGAATGTAGCAAGTTAATTTATATACTACAAGAAATAGTTGACTGGTTGGAAGAAAGGGGAATGAATGTCAACAGTTAAACATATAATTAGTTTTTCAGGGGGGAAAGATAGTACAGCAATGCTTTTGCTCATGATAGAAAAAGGGTTACCAATAGATGAGATAATTTTTATGGATACAGGTGTAGAGTTTCAAGAAATGTATGATCACATATATCAAGTTGAAAAATACATCAATAGGAAAGTAACAAAATTAAAAACAGAGAATACATTTGAATTTATGTTGCTGAAATACGAGAAAAAGAAAGGAAAAAATATAGGACAAAAAGGTTATTCATTTCCAGATTTTCGCAATCGTTGGTGCACTCAATATTTTAAAAAATCTACAATAAAAAAATATTTAAAAGAAAAATATAAAGAATTTACAGTTATAGAATATCATGGAATAGCAGCAGATGAAGTAAAAAGATTGAAAAAAAACAAAGAAAAAAATATTAAGTATCCACTCGCTGAATGGGGAATGACTGAACATGAAGCATTAGAATACTGTTATAGTCGAGGCTTTAGTTGGAAAGGACTCTATGAAAAATTTAATAGGGTTTCATGCTGGTGCTGTCCTTTAAAAAATTTAAAAGAATTAAAAGTTTTGTATAAAGAATATCCTAATTATTTTCAAAAACTAGAAGATTGGGAAAACAAAACTTATAGAAAATTTAGAGCTGATTATTCTATAAAAGAATTAAAAAATAAATTTGACAAAGAGTTTGAAGGAGAAAAGAATGAAAGAAGTTAATATAACAAGACACGGACTTATGAGGTATGCTTCAAGAGTTTATAAATATCAAATTATTAATGATAGAACATTTGATATCTGGAAAAAAGCAAATGAAGATAAGATAGAAAGTTTAGAAACAGATTTAAAAGCTGAATTTCAAGGAGCTCAGTATATATGTACAGCAGCCTATGATACACATAAAAAAGCTGAATTTTACATTAATAAAGATAAAATGATGACTTATGTTGTAGTTGGTGAAAATATGGTAACTTGTTATCCAATAAATTATGATCTAAGTGATGAGGGAAATAAAGCTATTTTAAATGTATTATTAGATAATTTAAAAAAAGCTAGAATTGATGAAGATAATTTTGAAGATAAGTATTTTAAAGAAAGAGATGACTTAAATAGAGAACTTGGATTACTTAAAGCTGAAAGTGAATTATTAAATTCTAAATTAAAAACTTTAAAAGAAAAACAAGCAAGAATTGAAGCAAGACAAAATGAAATAGCAGGAGAGCAGGTAGAACTAAGAAATATTATAAAAGTTGCTGAAGAAAAAATTGTTAGAAGCAAGTTAGCTTTATAAGGAATAAAAATGGAAAGTCAAGAAGTTTTGGAGCTTATAAGAGAAGCAAAAAAAGGCAATAATGAAGCTATTGAAACATTAATTAAAAAGTATTTGAATACAGTTAGAAAGATAAATAATAAATGGGGTGGAACAGATGATGGATTCCAAGAAGGGATACTTGGAATCTACCAAGCTATAAAGACATTTGATGAAAGTTACAATACAAAATTTATGACACATCTATATTTTCATATAGAATCAAAAATCAGGAAATTTATAGATAAAGAAAGATATAAAGTACCTCAGTATGTTATTGAAGGAATAAAAAAAGGTGAAAGAGAAAGATTATATTTTTCAGAACTAGAAAATTTTGAGATTGAAGATGCTAATATAAATAATGAAAACTTAGAAAATAAGGTACTTATAGAAAAAATTTTAAATTACTGCACGGCTCAAGAAAAGACAGTAATAAACTACTTATTTTTTGAAGGTTATACAGGAGAACAAGTAGCACAAAAGCTCGGAATATCAAGGCAGTGGGTACATACTATAAAACATAGAGCTTTTGAGAAAATAAGAAATAATATTAATTTTGTAATTAATAAAAAAAATGAGTATAATAAGAAATAAATATTAAAAAAGGAGGACTAATGAAATATAAAAGTTTTAGAATAAAAAATTATAAAGCTATCAAAGACCTAACAATAGAAGTTGATAAACCTAAATTAACTCCAATAATAGGATTAAATGAAACAGGTAAAAGTTCAATCTTACAAGCAATGTTTTCTTTCGATTATACTAATGACAAGCAATATAATGGTGAATTCGTAAATATTAGTTATATTAAAAATAAGTTTAATAATAAAAGTTTCCCAGAAATTGAAGCTGAGATAGAAAATATTGATACTAATACTATTATAGAAAATGCTTTAGATTATTTTATGGAAGAAAAAAAAGAAGATTTTTTGAAAAAAAGTAGGTATAGAACAGAAAGTGCTTTTAGAGCAAATGAATATTTAGAACCCATAAAAGCATTAATTTCATCTGAGTTAAAAAAATTTTTTCATGATTCATATAAAACCTTAAAAATAAAGAGAATTTTTAATGAAAATAGTACTTATTATACTATGGAAGACTTTTCTTTTGAAACTATAAATAAAATAATAAATGTGAATGGTTATTATGATGAAGAAATTACAATATATATAGGAGTTCCAGAGCTTAGAGAAATTGTAATAAGATCTATTGTTTATTACTTACCTAACATCATATATATTGATGATTTTAAGGATATTGTTCCTGAAGAAATAAAAAAAGGTAGTCAATGGTATCCATATATAGAAGAAATTTTTGAGAAAAATAATGAAAATATTGATAAGTTTTCAAAATATAATTTATCTGATAGACAAACTGTTCTTGCTGATATTAAAGATGATTTAAATGAGAGCCTATCTCAACTATGGGATAAAATGCATATCAGTGAAACAATAAAAAGTGAATTTCAGACTCTGAATATTGATTTAAGATTTGAAAATGGTATTTTTCAGTTTTTAGTAATAGATTTGAGAGAAAAAAAAGAAAATGGAAGAAGTAGAGAAGTTGTATTTCCTGTTAATATGCGTTCTAAGGGCTTTCAATGGTTCTTTAATTTTTTTATAAAAATGAAATATAACTGGAAACATACAAATGATGAAGATTATGGAAGCATAATATTGTTAGATGAGCCTGGTGTATATTTACATACAACTTTTCAATCTGAATTAGTAAAGGTTTTAAGAGACTTATCAAAAAATAATATAATATTTTATACAACTCATTTAGAAAATATGGTAAATCCTAAAGTTGTTAAGATAGCAGAAATAAATGTAGCTAAAAGAAATAATGAAATTGTAACTATTGAAAAAATTACTAAAATAGATGATAATAAAAACTTAGGAGAAATTACACCAATAATAAATGCTCTAAAAATAGATAATTTCCCACTTGTACATTATAATGAAAAAATAATTATAACTGAGGGGATGACAGATAAAATTTTTTTAAATCTCTTACAAGAAGCAGAGTTATTAGATAAAAGCATAAAAGTAATTCCAGGAAGTGGAGTTAGTAATTTAGGAACATTGATTAGCTTATCAATAGGAATAACTAGTAAATATGTTGTTATATTTGATAATGATGAAGCAGGAAGAGAACATTTTGAAAATTATAAAAAGAATTTTGGAGATGAAGAATCTAAAAAATGGATACTTCATAAACTGGCAGAAAGAAAAGATAATATTGTACTTGAAGATTATTATAGTAATGAGATGAAAGAAATTATAGAAAAATATATAGATAAAAAAGACTATAAAACAGGACTTTTAAATTTTTATTATAATAGAAATCCTGAAGACAAACAGAAATTTTCTGATGAATTAAAAAAATTAAGTAAAAAAGATAAAGGTATTTATATATTATTGGAACAAATAAAGAAAAGACTTAACTAAGAGAGGTAAATCCTCTCTTTTTTAATAGACAAAAATAAGCTCTTATGTTATATTAATTGAGAGGAGGGGATAAAATATGGCTAAAAAGTATATAAGTGTAGCTCAAGCATCCAATAGATTAAATGTTTCAATAAGTACAATATATAACTATTGTAGAACTGGTGCGTTAGGCTATAGATGTATAAAAAATTTTAAAAGATATACATGGCAGATTGATTTAGAAAGTTTAGAGTTATTAGAAAAAGAAAGCTCGTATAAAAGTTCTCTCCAAATAAAAAAAGATTTACAATATAGTCTATTTTAAAAGAGTTCAAAGACTCTTTTTTTGTTTAAAATAGTGGTAATTTTTATTAGAATTTTATTAAAAAGTACACTAGTTAAAAATCAATTAAATATCCATAAATTCTTAATTTTAATAATGGTAAAAATTCTAAAAAAATTCTAAAAAGTTTATATTTTTTTGAAAAAACACTTGCAAAAATCAATAAAATATAGTATAATAAATACATAAGGAGGTGAGAAGATGAGTAAGAAAAAGAAAAAACAAAAGAAAGGAGGGAATAAAAAAGAGTTAATTGAACTAATTACGGCAATAATAGAGTTAATCATAGCAGTCCTAACGCTGACAATTCTATTAGTAGATTATTTCAACTAACTCAAATATCAAGGAACTGGAGTAATCCAGTTTCTTGATTAAATTATAACAAATTTTACTCAAATATACAATGACTAATACAACTTTAATAATAATTATAATGATTTTAAATTTTACAAGAAAAAATCATAGTAATAACAACTATATAAAAATATTCATTATTTTTTTATGTCTTATTGTTATTGTAAGGTGTATAAAAAAACTTACTGATTTTTTTAGAAAGAGAGGTTAATATGGCATCAGGTGGAGCAAGAGAAGGAGCAGGGAGAAAAAAACTAGATGCAAGTAAAAAGAAACTTAACAAAACTTTTAGAATTGATCCTCAGCTTTTCAAAGAAATAGAATTAAGATATCCAAATGAAAAATTGACAAATGTAATAGAAAAAGCATTAATTGAATACTTAAAGAAAAATTATTAAAAGGCACATCAAAAATGGTGTGCTTTTTTTATTTATTGCAATTTTTATAATCTTTGTAAATTTTATAACATTTACTGACTAAAGAAGTTATAACAAGTATGGAAAGTAAAAAAGTTAAAAGGAGTAATAGAGATGCCTAGAATAAAGCCTCCTTTTCCATATTTTGGAAGTAAAGGAAGATTTTATAAAGAGATAAAAGAAATATTTAAAGAAAATTATAAAGAAAATTTTATTGACTTATTTGCTGGAGCATTGGAGATTCCATTATCATTTAAAAATGAATTTAAGGAATTGAAAATACTAGCAAATGTAAAAGATGACAAAATTGAATGTTTATTAAAAGAAGATGCTTTGAAAGTATATAAAAAGGGACTTGAATATATTAAACATGATTTAGAAGTAAATGCTAGAGATTTATATACTGATGAGAAAACTAAATTTGATGAAGAAAATAAGATGTTTAAAAATATTTTCTCAGAATGTTGCCCATGCTGTGGTAAAAGAATAAAAAATAAAAAAGAACATGAAGTTTTTAGTGAAGATGAAAAAATGGTTCTTAAAATTTTAATGGGGTTTGGTGGTTGCAGCACAAGTTTATCAAATGCTTTTTACTCTCCACAAAAATTACAAAATTTAGAAAGTTATATGAAAGCATTAAAAAGTGTCAAAATCACTAATAATTTATTTGATGAGAATTGGGAGTTTGAAAATAGTTTTATATTCTTAGATCCTCCATATATTCAAAAAATAAACAAAGAGGAAGAACAATTTATTGGATATAACTATGCTACTGATAAAGGGATTAATTGGTCAGTTAAGGATGACAATAGATTGATTGAATTTATAAAAAGAAATCAAAATAAAAACAATGTATTTCTTGTATTTGGGAGTGTAAATAATAATTTATCAAGGTTATTAAAAAATAATTTTGAATGTGAATTTATTATAAAAGAGTATAAAAGGGTAACATTTGGAAAACTAGCAGATAAAGCTGAATATTTTTGCTTAATAAAATAAAAAGTATGGAGGTGTCTTTATGAAATTAGAGCTTGTACAAGCTAAAAGAATGTATGCAGATAATAAAAGTATAGATGAAATAGCTAGTGCTTTAAATAAGAGTAAAGGCACTGTTTACAGATGGATAAAAGAAAATAAAGAAGAGTTTGAAGAAGCAAGAAAGTTAAAAGAATTATCAGTTCATGATATGGGTGAAATTTTAGATGAAGCACATAAAAAAATGCTTTTAAATATTATTGAAAATCCTCAAACATTAGGTGACCCAAAAGTTGCTGATTCACTGATTAAAATTGCAAATGTCTTGGAAAAAATGGATAAAAGAAGAGAAAAAGAAAAGAAAGAAAAACAACAAACTGAGGAAGAAGAGAGAGGGGTGTTAATAGTTGATGACATCAAGGAAGAAAAGAAAACAACTTAAAATATCAGACTTATTAACTCCTAGATTTTATCCACTTTATTCAGCTTGGAAAAGTAATAAATACACTCGTTTAGTTTGCAAAGGTGGAAGGGGTTCAGCAAAATCAACTAATATTGCTTTGATTTTAGTTGTTGATTTAATGCAATATCCCGTTAATACTATTTGTTTTAGAAAAGTAGGAGAAACACTTAGAAAATCGGTATATGAACAAATAAAATGGGCTATTAAATTTTTAGGTGTAGAGGAATACTTTGAATATAAACTTAGTCCTCTTGAAATTATTTATAAAGAAAGAGGAAATAAATTTATTTTTATGGGAGTAGATGACCCTCAAAAAAGTAAATCTATAAAAGAGGCACAATTTCCAGTTGCTCGCTATTGGTTTGAAGAACTTGCAGAGTTTAAGAATGAAGATGAAGTTGAAACAGTTTTAAATTCAATATTCAGAGGTAAGTTAGAAAAAGGACTTATATATAAAGGGTTCTTTTCATACAATCCGCCAAAAATGAAGCATAACTGGGTAAATAAAAAATATAATTATTCTTTCATAGAAAATAATGTATATGTACATCATTCAACATATTTAGAAAATCCACATATATCAGAAGAGTTTATAAAAGAAGCTGAAGCAGTTAAAGCAAAAGATGAAACAAAATATAGACTTGTATATATGGGAGAACCAATAGGCAATGGACTTGTTCCATTTCCTAACCTAGAGATAAGAGAAATAGAAGCTTCAGAGATTACAGGACTTGAAAAATTTAGAAATGGAGTGGACTGGGGTTATGGAGTTGATCCTCTAGCTTTTGTCAGATGGGGATATGATAAAAAGAAAAGTATTATTTATGCACTGGATGAGTATTATGGAGTAGGTTTAAAAAATAGAAATCTAGCAAATTATATTCTTTCAAAAGGCTATGATGAGCTGGTTATGTGTGATAGTGCTGAACCCAAATCTATTGATGAATTAAAGGAATATGACATAAGTGCATGGGGAGCAAAAAAAGGTGCTGGAAGTGTTGAGTATGGAGAAAAATGGCTTTCTGATTTAGAAGCAATAGTGATAGATCCAAAAAGAACTCCAAACATATCAAGAGAATTTGAAATGATTGATTATGACACTGATCGTGAAGGGAATCCATTACCACGCTTATGTGATTCTAATAACCATACAATAGATGCTACAAGATACGCATTTTCTAATGATATGAAAAAAGGGAAGTGGGTATATGAGTATTAGAGAATTTTTTAAAAATTGGTTTTTCAAGGATTGTTCTGTAATGACTGGAGATGGGAAGAATTTTGAATCATCTGAATATATGTCAACAATATGGGAACAGCCAGGCTTTATGCTGCCAATTAAAAAAAAGATTAAGGCTTGTCAAAATATAGAAATGGGCATTTATACAGGAAAAGAAGACGGCAAGAAAAAAGTCGATAACCATATTTTAAATAAAATTTTTAGAATGATTAATCCAAATACTTCATTCCAAGACTTTATAGATTATTTAATAGTTTGGTTAGAAGGTTCAAATAATGGAGTTTTATTAGAGCTTATAAAAGGATTGCCCTCACTTGCTCCTGATTTATATATACACTCACCAAGTAATTTTACAGTGTATTTTGAAGGTAGAAGGATAAGAGAAATAAGAATACATAATCCAGCTAAAACAATAACTGGGGACGAATTAAAGAACTATATGTGGCTTAGTTCTCCAAACTATGACAACATAATAGATGGAGTTAGTGGAAATGGAATAGGTCAAGGAAGAAGCAAACAGAACGCATTAGCAATATTTGGAGCTTATTTATTCAAGGCTTGGAAATGGAACTGGAGCTTGGCAAATAATTTAGGAAAACCAGGGGGAATACTTCAAACAGAAGGTGCAGTAGATAAGGAAGATAGAGAAGAAATAAGGAGCAAATATTCAGCTCATTATGCAGGAGCTGAGAATGCTGGAAGTCCTTTGGTACTTGGTTCTGGATTAAAGTACCAAGACACTTCAAAAGCACCAATAGATGCTGACTGGAGTACAGCAGAACAAAAAGCACATGAAAGAGCTGCTATTGCTGCTGATGTCCCAGTTGAATTAGTTGGTGGTGGAGATTCAACTTACCAAAATAGGAAACAGGCAAAAAAAGAACTATATAGAGAGGCGGTAATTCCATTTTTTAATAATTTAAAAAATTGGCTTAATTACTTATTAAGTGATTATTTAAAGAATGGAGAGTATATAGACTATGATCTCTCTGGTGCTGATGAGCTAAAAGATGATATAGGAGATATTATTCAAAAATTAGAACCTTTGAAAAATCGGGTAACAATAAATGAATATAGAAGAATTATATCAACACTTACTGATTTAAGTTTGGAACAACTAAAAGGTGGGGATGTCTTGCTTGTTGGTGGTGGAGATATGACATTGGAAGAAATTACTGAACCAGCTACAACTGAAGGAGAAAAAGAAGAAGATGTATGAAAAGGGAAGTTCAAAAAATAAAAGCAATAAAAGCATTAGAAAGACGGCTAAGTGCAAGAAATAAAAAAATTATAGAAAAAATATTCATTGAACTAAGAGATAAAGTAATTGCAGATAATTCAAAAAAATATGATGTAAAAATGATTATAAATATTGACTACGAATGGCTTTTGAAGAAATTTAAAAAGGGACTTGAAGTAGTTTACTTATATACATTCGAGGAGACTTTTAAAGGCTTTCAAAATATCTACAAAAAAGTAATAAAACCTAAAACTATAAAAGGTATTAGAGATTATTTTTTAAAGGATTGGAATATAAAAAATGCTGGAAAACAAGCGACAAAAATGACAGCAACAACAAAAAATATTTTAAATAAGATAATCACAAGTGGGCAAGAAGAAGGCTTATCACATAATGAAATGGTTAAAGAACTGGTAAAAAATATTAATGGTATGACAGAACAAAGAGCTAGCACAATAGCAAGAACTGAAACAAGTAAGAGCATTAATACAACAAGTTATGAAACTGCTAAAAATGTGATGAAAGAAAAATGTTGGATACATGTTGGAGGGAAAAAGACATATAGACCACATCATAAAGCTATAAGTAATAAATGGGTGGATATAGACTATAAATGGAAGTTAAAAGATGGTGTAGAAGCTGAGTATCCGCATCAGGATAGTTTGCCAGTTTCTGAGGTTGTTAGATGTAGTTGTTTAATTATTTTTAGATAAAAGGAGTAGGTATGTCAAAGAAAAAGATAAAGAAAAAAATTAATTTTTCTGATGAAACTTTAAATTTTACTTGTGAAATTGAAAAGTTTAAGGAAGAAGAAGGGGTACCAGGAAGATTTACAGGAATACTTGTAAATATGCAAAATGACAGTCTTGCAAAAGGTATTTATAGATTTAAAAAGGGAAGTATGCAAGGGAATAATGGGAAGACTTTACTCCTTTTATACAATCATTATGGGGAATTATTACCAGTTGGAAAATTAGTAGGAGAAGAAACAGAGAAGGGATTTGAAGTTGTGGGAGAGTTTCATTTATCAAAAGATGATAATGGAAATTATATAAATCCTGAAGCTGTAAAGTTGTATTCGCTTATGAAAGAAATGAAGCTACCTTTTGAAATGTCAGTGGGTGGAAACATTGTAGATTATAAAGAATATAGTGAAAATGGTAAGTATTACATAGATATAAATAAGTTTGAAGCTCATGAGGGGAGTTTAACACCTAAAGGAGCAGTAAAGGGAAGTAAAGTAACAAGAGTATTTAATAAAGAAGATGGAGGAATAGGACAAATGGATAAGGAACAATTAAAATTATTAATGGCTGAATTATTAGCAAATTTTAAAACTGAGTTATTAGAAGCTGGAACACCCGAAGAAATTAAAAATTTACCTGAAAAATTCAATGAAATTAATTCAAAATTTGAAGAAATTAAAACTGAATTAAATGGAGAATTCAAAGCTGAAATTGAAAAACAAATGAGTGAGTTTAATGAAGTTATAAAAAGTTTAAAAGCAGATTTTAAAGCAACTCCAGCCGAAGTTACAGTTGCTGAACAATTTAGTGCAATGATTCAAGAAGTTGAAAAGAATGGGAAAGCAACAGAAACTGTTTTTACTTCAGCAACAGAACTAAAATTTGCAGCTGATCCTGCTAATACAACTAATACAGAAAAAGCTATTAAAACTCAGTATGTAAATACAATACTAGAAAGATTAGCTGAACAAAATTCAGCACTTGGAGACATAAAGTTTATTCCCATAACAGATGGAAGTCTTACAATTCCAAGGGAAGTTGCTGGGCTACCAGAAACTGGTTGGATAGGAGAAGAAGCAGATAGGGAAGAAACTTCTGTGTCTAAAATTGATCATGTAGTTATAGCATTACATTCATTGTATGCAATGCCAAAAGTAACTAATAAATTACTTGCTACCAACTTCGTAGGATATGCTAATTTCTTAATAAAAAGGGTTGAATATGCTTTATCTTTAAGATTAGCAGATGCATTATTTAATGGAACAGGAACAAATATGCCTACTGGAATTTTACAAGATAGTAATGTAACAAAAGAAATTGAAATAGATACAACTGATGACACAACATTTGTTGATTCATTAATAAGTGCTTACTATGCACTAGATGAAGAAGTTGCAAGAAATGCAAAATGGTATATGACTTCTGAAACTTGGGCAGGAATAGCTAAATTAAAAAATAAACAAAAAGATTTCTATATTACTGACTTAAATAATGGAAATGCAAGAACTTTAATGACTAGACCAGTTGTTTTAATTACTTCAAAAAATGCAGGATTAAAAGGAATAGCTACAGCAACAGCTAATGAAATAGTTGGAGTCTTTGCAGATTTAAGTACAGCAGTAATGGGAATCCAAAATAATGCTATGACAATGAGATTAGAAGATAAAATCACTTCTAAGGGTTATACAAAATATTACATGGAAAAAGGTGTGGGCTTGGGAGTTCAATTACCTGAGAATATTTTAAAATTGAAGAAAAAAGCATAATTTAAGAGGGATTATTCCCTCTTACAGTTATAGCAAGGAGATAGTATGGGGATAAAGTATAACTTAGAAATTGCTAAAATGCTCACTAATATAGAAGATGAAAGGCTTTTAAATTTTTATATTAATGCAGTAATAAAAAAGATAGAGGGGATATTAGGCTATGAACTCCTAAAAGGGCAAATAACAAGTTTAGTTAGTGGACTTAATAAAAACTATGTATTCTTACCTAGAAAGAAAATTGAAAGGGTATTGAACGCTAAAAAAGGGTGTAAAAAACTCCCTTTCAGTTTTGTAAATAGAAAAGTAATATTTGATGAAATTATTACAATTGATTCTTATATAGAAATTGAATACATAGCTGGATATGAAGAATTACCTGAAAATCTTTTAATGTTTATTTGCTCAACTATAAAAGAAGAACTTTCAAATGCTGAGGGCTTAAAGAGTTATGGAATAAGAGGAATAAACTATACTTTTCTTAATAAAATAGAACAATCTGATAACTTCATAAGAGGAGTTAGAGATTTGTTTGGAGTTGTAGAAATATGATAGTGAAAGCATTAAAAGAAATTGAATACTTGGCAAAGCATCAATTAGAAATTGGAATATTAGCTATTGATAAAAGTTTAATGGGAGAAGATGGAAAAACAACAATATTGAATTATGCAATATGGAATGAATTTGGGACTTCTGATATACCAGCTCGTCCTTTTATGAGAAATGCTTTTGATAGTAACAGAGGAATCATTTCAAACTTGATTCAAGCAACACCTAAGAAGGTTATAAAAGGAGAGAAAAGTGGAAAAGAAGCACTTATGGAGATAGGAGAAACTATAAGAGGGCTAATAATTCAAAGTATTGCCACAGCACAAACTTGGGCAGTTCCTAATGATCCAAAAACTTTAAAAATAAAAACTAAAAATGGACAAGCTAATAACACAAAGCCACTTATTGATAACAGATTTTTAATTAAAAGTATTAGGTATCAAATAGTAAATGAAAATGGGACAATAGAATATTTGTCAGATTTTAAGGATGTATAAAATGGATAATGTTATTTTATTAAGCAAGCATAAAACAAATATAAAAATTATTTCAAGAGTTGAAGGGAAATGGGAAAAAGGTAAATATATTCCTGATTCAGAAATAGAAAAGATTATAAAAGGTGTGTATATGCCTATTTCATCTGATACTTTGAAATATTATCCACAAGGTGAAATAACTCTTAAAGATATGGAGTTATTTACAAAAGAGAAGCTAAAAGAAGGAGATATTGCTATTTTAAGAGAAGAAGAATTTAAAATAATTGAAATAACTGACTTTGATTATCTAGCTGATATAAAAAGCTATATTTTGAAGAGGAGTACAAAAGATGATTAATCTTATAATTGAACTGCTTAATAAAATGAGTAATATCCAAATTATCCCAGCTTTTACTGATAAAAAGTCTCCAAAAAAGCCCTATGCAACTTATCAAGTTTTAAATATAAATAGTGCTGATTTTAGAGGATATACAGAAAGAGAATATATAAAAAAAGATGAAAAGTACCTTGAAACAACAGAGTATAGGATAATGGCTAGGTTACAATTTGATGTATATTCTGAAACACAAGAAGAGGCTTTGGAAAATTCAACTGAACTAAGGGAACTAATTCTTTTCAATGCGAGAAGAGAAATTGGAAGAATAGAAGCTGGAGTTGTAAAAAGTAGTGAAATAAAATCATTAAATGAATTAATTAATGCTAAATACGAATATCGTTGTAGTTTTGACATAGTTTTTGAATATATGAAGATAACAAAAGAAAGAGAACTTGAACTAATAAAAGAGATAGAATTATTAGTTAATGAAAAGCATAAAAGCAGAATAGCAAGGAGGAAAGAATAATGGGAGTATACAGAGAACCAGTAAAAATAACATTAGAACAAGAATTGAATTTAACAATAGCAGCACTTAATAAAACTCTTATAGTTACAAATGATAAGAATGCAGATTTTAAATATTATATGAACTCTAAAGATGTTGCCAATGATTTTGGAAATAATTCAAAAGTATATAAATTAGTGGAGAAGTTTTTAGGACAAAGAGATGGAGACGGGAATATATTAAAACCTGACTTTTTTGGAATAGTTGGAGTTACTGTAACTGGGCAAGAAAAAATTGAGGATAAGTTAAAAGAAGTTATAAATGAAAATTTAGATAAAGAATGGTATGCACTTATAACAACTTTTGATAGTGTTGAAACTATGAAAGCTGTAAGCTCATTTTTAACTGAAAATAGAAAAATTTATATTACAGAAGTAAAGGCTTATCCAATAGCTGATACTTTAAAATCTGATAGAATAGTACCTATTTGGAATTTAAAAAGAGATGAAACTAACAAAGAATATAAAGCAGCAGCTTATGCAGGAGTAGTAATAACAAAAGGAGCAGGATATAGAAGCTCAATGATAGAGTTACAAGGAGTAACAGCTGACACTGAACTAGCTAAAAAGCCTGAACTTACCAAAAATAATATTACATTTGTGGAAAAAAGAACATCAGAAGGCTATATAACAGCCAATGGTGGAAAAGCAACAGATGGAACTTATTTAGATGACACAACTGCTATTGATTGTATCATTGTAAATCTAAATGAAAATTTAGAAAAAGCTATGATTAAAAAGGGTTTCCCACAAGATGAGGAAGGTTATGCTTTTTTAGAAGAAACATTAAACAATGTTATGGAAGAAATGGGGGCTAATAATTTACTTGCAAAATTAAATGGTAAATATCAATATACAGTTTTCCCAGTTAATCAAACTGCAACAGAAAGAGGACTAAGACTTGTAAGACCAAGAGTACTTTTCAGACTTAGAAACTGGGCTTATTTCATTGATTTAACATTAATGAAAACTAATAAGGATATTGGAGGTAATGAATAATGGTTGACTTAAGTAAAAAAACTTTTATTTTCAATGGCTATACTTTTAAGAAGTGGAGAAGTTTGACTGTTGGAGCACCTGAGGATCAATATAAACAATCAGATAAAAGCATTTATGGAGAAAGAAGGATAATATATACTCCTGATCCAAATATGGAAATAACTATAACTGTACCAGTTGGGACAGAAGATGAAAAAATACTTTTGAATGCTTCTGAAAATGTGATAACTGGTTCAGGATATTTCAAAGATAGTTCAAGCCCAAAATACAACAGAGGAGTAACTATAAAGGAGATTGGAGTGAATAAAAGCGAGTTGGCTAATGATGGAGAATCTGATTCAAGAGAATTTAAACTTGTATGTACAGGTGTCAAGGAGGCAATAAACTAATGGATAAAAAAGAACAACAAGAATTAAAAAATAAAGAATTTTTAGAAAAATTAAAAAATAAAAATGTTTCAAATGTAATTTTTAAACCTGATGGTTTAGGAGCTTTAGAATTTGATTTAATGATGACTGGAAAAGATTTTAAAACAATGGACAGATCTTTCAGAGTAGAAAGAGTTTCAACAGATACTTTTTTCAAACTTTCAGCCAAAAAAGATGAATTAACAACAGCAAAAGAGTTATTGACAACTTTTGTAGCTCAACCAGCTGAAGCAAGAGATATAGAATTTTTTAATATGGATCAAGAGGCTTTATTAACAATGGTCAATGTTATTACAGAATTTCAGCAAACACCCTTTTTATTCATTAAGAACTTTGGAGAAAATAAGGGAAATTAAACAAGGAAGGTTTGACATTTGCTTTGAATCTAAAATTTCATACTTTAATAAACCTGTTGGGGAATTATGTTATGAGGAGTATATGCTTTTACAATTAGCTTGGGCTAATTATGTTAAAAGAAAAAATAAAAGTTAGAAAGGAGGAGAGTTTAGCTATGTTTGAGCAATTAACATTGGCTTTTAAAGTGATAGGAGATGGACTTGATTCTTTAAAAAAAATTGATGCACAAATAGATGCTTTAAAAAATAACATGAGTAATGCTAAAAACTCTATAAGTTCAGCATTTAGTAGCTTAAAAAGTAAAATTAATTCAGTAAAGCAGAGTATAATCAATTTTAAGAATAAAATAAGTTCAACTTTCAGTGGATTAAAAGCTAAGATTGTAGCTAACTTTCCTGCTATTTCAAAATTAAGAAATGGATTTATTGGACTTCGCAGAGGATTAGGAAACTTTGGAAATTATGCCCAGCAACAGTTTCAAAATAGTAAAGAAAAAGCTAATTCATTTTTAGGAGTTTTAAAAAGAATTGCTGCAACATTAGCAGCAGGATTTACATTAAAAACTGCTATTGAAGGAGCAGGGAATATTGAACAGTATAGAAATACCCTTGAAACTGTTTTGAAAGATTCAGATATGGCAAGAAAGAAACTAGCTTGGGCGAGTAGATTTGCTAATAAAACTCCATTTGAAACTGAAGAGGTAGTTAGTGGAATGACAAAACTTCAATCTTATGGAATTGAAGGAGATAGAATTTTAAAGACTACTAATAGAACCTATTTAGAAATGATTGGAGACATGGCATCAGGAATGGGTAAAAGTTTTGACCAAGCAATTGAAGCTGTTGCTGATGCAAGAACTGGAGAACTTGAAAGATTAAAAGAATTTGGAATAACTAAAAATATGATAGCTGAATTTGGAAAAAGTAAAGGTTTGGAAATCTTTAATAATAAGGGACAAATTCAAGATTTAGAGTTATTTAATAAGACTTTATTTGAAATGATGGACTCTCGTTTTGGTGGAGCAATGGAAAAACAAGCTAAGACATTCAAAGGAGGATTATCAACTATATCAGGAGCTGCAAAGTCAGCACTTTCAACATTGGCAGGAGTGAATGAATTTGGAGATATAGTTGAAAACTCTCCATTTCAAATTCTTAGAGATAAGGTTATTATTCCATTTGCTAATACTTTAGTAAGGCTTCAAGAAGACGGAACATTTACTAAATGGGCAGAAAATATATCCAATGTTTTTGGGGAAATAATAAATGTTGGTGGAAAAGTAATAGATTTTATTGTTAAGTGGAAAGAAGTATTAATTCCTTTAGCAAGTGCTTTCACTGGTATGTTAGTTATACATGAAGTTGTCAAAGGAATAGGTGCATTGAAAAATGCAATGAGTTTTACAATGAATCCATATATGTTAGCAATAGGAGCTGCAATAACAATAGGAGTTTTATTATATAGAAACTGGGATTTAATAAAAGCAAAATTAGCTACACTGTGGGGAAGTATAAAAGCTTTTGGAGTAAAAATAAAAGATTTTTTTATAAAAATATGGGAGAAAATAAAATCTTTTGGTAAGGCATTATGGGATGTTGGGAAAAAGATGTTTATGCTATTTACTCCTTTTGGCTTAATTATTACAATTGGAAAATTAGTAATAGAAAATTGGGATTTAATAAAAGCTAAGTTCTCAGAACTAGCAGGCTATTTATATAACAAAATAATTGACATAGGTAATTTTTTTATAGGTTTAAAGGACAAAGCTGTTGATGTATTTTTTAAACTAATAGACAAATTAAAAGAAGTGTGGGAGACAATGAAGTCAACTGCTGCATCAGCTTTTGATTTTATATTAGATTATGTTGCTAAAATTTGGGAAAATATTAAAGGATTTTTCTCAAACTTAGGGCAAAAAATAAAATCATTGCCAGGGATATCATGGTTTTTTGATGATAGTGGAAAGAAAAATGCAACAACTGAAAGAGTATATTTCGAAGATACTCCTGTGATAGATGGGACACATAAAACAGGACTTGACTATGTTCCTTTCGATGGCTATATAGCTGAACTTCATAAGGGAGAGAGGGTACTAACTGCTGAAGAAAATAATGCTTATTCAAATGTAGAAAATAATAGCTTTTCGGATATAAAAAGTTCAACAAATACTAAAAATTCTAATAAAACTGATAAAAGAGTTATATTAAATCTTACTATAAATATGCCAACAACTACAAAAGCTGAAACTGATTGGAACAGAGTAGGAGAAATGATAGTTGAGAAATTAGAAGATTTTATGCTACAAAATGAGATTGCAAAAGGAGATATATAGATGTTTTCAATAACAAATTTGATGAGTAAAGTAAGTAGTTTTTTAAGCAGTGCTAACTCATTGTCTAATCAAATTGATAATCATATTAAGAAAACTCCACCTATTCTATTAGGAAATATCCAGCTTCAATTAGTTTCTGATGTATCTGAAAGCTATTCTAATGATGTTCCAACAGTTCCAATAGATGATGGAACTCAAATAGCTGATAATATAACTCCAAACCCTTTGGAATTATCTTTTAAAGTTCAAATTGTTGGAGCTAATCATAAAGAAATTTTTGAAAAAATTATAGAACTTAGAAATAAAAGAGAACTTGTGGACTTGTATATGGTTAAGTTATATAAAAATATGGCTATCACAAGTATAGAAAATACAATAACATCTTTATATTATACAGAGTTCACAATTACCTTAGTTGAAATAAAAATTGCTCATGTTTCTATGATACCAGCACCCAGCAAAAAGGCTAAACCTGCTGTAAGGAAAAAAACAAAAATAAAAACAGGAGCAAAAGTAAGAAATAAAATAAATGAAGTAAGAAAAAATGCAAATGGAACAAAAGATTGGGAAGGAGATTTACAAAGTGAACATATAAAATTACCTAATAGTAATGGTGGTGGAAAATCAGCAGGTGGAGGAGCATTTTAATGAAAATAAATATAATGAAAGAATCAATTCCATATATAACTGATGTAACTATTGCAGGGACAACCTTTCAATTTGAATTTACATATAATTCTTATGATAAAAGGGTGTATGTAACACTTTATGACATTGAGGATAATTTAATATATCCAAATGAGCCTATTTTATTTGGTATTCCACTTTGGTTTAATAAATTAGTTGATGAAAAAGGAAACTTTAATAAAAAATATCCACAAAAATATATTATTCCAAATACTTTGGATAGAAAAGCAGTAAAAATTGATTATGAAAATATAGATAAAATTGAACTTTTAGTGGAGGAATAATGGAATTTATAGCAAATAGACCTATTTTCCCAAGAAATTCATACCTTGTTATAAATGGAGTAAAAATAAATGATCATAATAATAATGGATTAAAGTTTGATGTTGAGGTAAAAAGTGGAGAAGAAGGGAAAGTAGGAGTAGGAACATTTAAAATATACAATTTAAGTCAAGACATAGAGGTAGGAAGTGAGATAGAGCTTTGGTTTGGTTATGAGTCTGATATTGGATATTATTCTAAGTATGAAGTTATTAAAAAGAAAAAAGCAAGAGATGGAGCTTCTTTTGTTCAAGAGCTAACTTGTTCAGAAAGAACTAAGAATAGCAGTAAAATAGTTTCTATTAGTTTAGATGGGAATGTAAGAATATCAGAAGCTATTAAAGAAGTTACTAAGGAATTAGGTTTAAATCTTATTTCTATGGATCTGAATAAAGACAAAGTTTATACAAATGGTTTTACTTGTTATAGTCAAGGTTTTCAGGAGTTAAAAGAGTTAGTTGGAGATTCTGAAAGTAAAATGACATTAAAAGGTGATGATCTTTACATTTATACAGATAAGCAGAAAAATCAAGCTATTTATTTAACTTTTGAAAGTGGTTTGATACATAATCCTGAAGCTGTTGAAAAGCAAGAAAAGGAAACAAAAGTAAATAAAAAGTCAGATAATAAAAAAACTGATAGTAAAAAAGATGAAAAGTGGAGTAAGGAAAAGAAAAAGAAAACTGTAAAAGAAAGTAATAAATATGACTATACTGTTGAATGTTTCCCAATTCACTATATAAAAAAAGGAGACATTATATATGTTTCAAGTGATGATGTCAGTGGATTTATGCAAGTTGAAGAGGTAAATATTTCTTTAAATGATAGTTGGAATATGAAACTAGGAGTAAAAGTGATGAAAGATGATGGAAAACATAAGGATAATTCTAGTAAAAATACAAAAAATAAGAAAGGGTAGATTTGTAGATGCTGAGCCTTTGTTTAGTCCAAATGGAGTTACTTTGCCTGTACTTCGTAATGTCCCAGTTGCCTTGTTTGGAGATAGTAAAGACCACATTGATTGGAATATCAAAGAAGGGGATATAATGCCGTATTTTATATTAACTTTTGATATTTCTTCATATATAAGTCAAGGCTCTCATGATGTTATGGATTCAAATAGAAGAAATAACTTAAACAATGGTTTTATTTTACCTTTCACAATTCCAAATGCTACTGAAAATCTTGAATTTCCTTCTGATATTAGAATTATTGGGGATAGGTTAGAAGAAGGAAATATTGATTTAACAGGAGATTCTAGTCAAAAAGGGAATGTTGAAATAACTGGAAATACTACTCAAAATGGAAATACAACACAGACTGGGAATATATCCTCAACTGGAACTGTTTCAGCAACAGAAGATGTTAAGGCTGGAGATAAGAGTCTGAAAAATCATAAGCATTCAGGAGTAACAAAAGGAAATGACACAAGTGGAGGAGTAGTTTAATGAAAGCTATAAAAATGAATGATGGAGATATTAAGTTTTCAACTATTTCAGGGATAGAAGAGTTTTGGCAAAGAGTAGTAAACTCTTTAAAAATATACTCAATAGAGTGCTTTTATGATGAAAATTTAGGACTTGATATAAGAATAATAAATGAACAAGATGTAGCTGAGTATAAACTTGAACATATTTGCAGAAAGTTACAAGAATGGTTTAGAAGTGAAATAGAATCAGTTAGTTATCAAATAATTTCTGAAGAGGAAAGAACTTTAAAAGCAAAAATATATATAACTCACAAAGAACATAATGATATAGAAAAAGAGGTGATTATCAGTGGATAAATTTGAAACAAAAGGCTTTCAAGGACTTATGGAGTTAGCACAAAAAGAGGCACAGAAAAAGGAAAACTTTGGGAGTGATTTCAATGTTGAGCCAACTGGTGATTATTACAAACTAGCAGCACCTTTTATATATCTTTGCTCTTACCTGGAAGACAAAATTATTTCAATAGCAAGAGGCTTAAATATATATAATGCACAAAATGAAGAACTAGATAATTTATTATATTTTTTCCCTAGACGGTTTGGAACAAAAGCCCAAATACATTGTAAAGTTACAGCAACAGGCTTTGTTGATGTAATACAAGGAGATATTATTATCCAAGCAGAAAATGGTGTGAAGTATGAAAATATAGAAAGATTTGAAGTAGACTCTTCAAAGACTAAAACAATACTATTTCAAAGTCTGTTCGAGGGAGAGGAAGGAAACATCCAAATTAATAAAATTGAAAAAGTTATAAAAGCTCCAGCATCAATAGTTGATGTACAAAATGTTGAACCTGGAGAGGGTGGACTTTCTTTTGAAACTGATTATGAGTATTTAAAAAGATATTTGGCTGGGAATAGTAAAGGAGAATGGGCTTTATTGCCTATTTTAAATGCTATTAGAAAATTACCAGGAGTGAAGAGTGCTAATGGGATAAGAAATAATACAATGAATACTGATAGCTTTGGACTTTCTCCAAAAAGTATTTGGATAGTTGTGGATGGTGGAATAAAAGAAGAAATAGCTCATACTATTTATATGCACATTCACACACCAGATACAAGGGGAAGTGTTGTTGTAAATGTTCCAACATCTGTGCCAAATCATTATGAAGTTATAAGATTTGATAGACCAACTCAAACAGAAATTGAATACAAATTGGATATTAAAAGTGCTGATGAATTGAAAATCAAAAACTTAATTGATGAATATATTAATGAAGCTGGAATAGGGGCTTTACTATCAAATGGGACATTCTTATATGAATATCTTTACAATAAAAACTATAAATATACTGACTTTGATTTAAAGTTTAGAAAAAAAAGTACTCTTGTTTGGAGTAATTCAATTCAATTGAACTTTAATGAAATACCGAAAAGTGCTGGGAGAATATCATGATTGATGAAGTTATAAAGGGTTTACCTTTACATTTTCAAAAAGAAAATACAATTAAATTTTATAAGACCTTGAAGCCTGTTATTGAGTATATAAATGGGCTAATAGAAGACTTAAAAAATCAAACATCATTATTAAAATGCTCAGGGATATTCTTAGATTTTATGGGAGAAAGATATGATGAAAAGAGAAATGGTCAAGATGATGAAACTTATAGACAAGCATTAATTATAAAAAAAATGGCACTTGACGGGTTACCTAACACAGAGTTTTTGCTTTCATTAACGAGAGAACTTACTAATAAAGAAGTTACAAAATTAAAGACTAGACCATCGCAAGAAGTAGCTAGTCAGCTATTTAAAGTAAATATGGTTGATGATTTAAAAGTTATTAATAAAATGCCTGACTTAAATAAAGTATGTGAGGCTGGGGCAAGGATGTATTGGGAACTTGAAATAATCAATAATAAAAGTAATAAATATTACTCGTCAATAGTTGAGAGTATGAAAAAAATAGAGATAAAAGCTGATTTTAAACTAGATCAAACTATGAGGATAAATTCAGAGTTGAATATAGCTCAAGGGATAGGATTTACTAAGATAATTCAAATAGGAGGGACTACATAATGAGTTATTTTGAAGGCTTAAAACTAACAAAAAAGGGAGAACAACTTCAGGCTAAGATAAATGGGAATTTATCTGAAACTTTAACTTTTACAAAAGCAAAGTTAGGAAGTGGAGCAATAACTTCAAATGATGAGATTAGATTCTTAACAGATGTAAAAGAAGTATGGGGAACAGCTAATGTAACTAGTTGCAAAATACAGGGTGATGAAAAAAATATAGTAGCTATAGAGCTTCAATTTTCTAATGCTGAGTTAAGAGAAGATAAAATTTTCAGAGAAATTGGGCTTTATGCACAAGGAAACGAAGGTGAAGAAATTCTTTATGCTTATGCTAATGCTGGAGATAAATATGATTATATTCCATTAATGAAAGATAGCCCACATTCTTTTATAATAGTAATTTATTTCAATATAACAAGTGGTTCAAAAGTTGATGCCAAAATTGATTTACATAGTTATGTGTCACTTCAAGAGTTTAATGAAGGAATGAATAAAAAAGTAAATAAAACAGACTATGCTTCAGCTGAGCAGTATGGGATCGTTAAGTATGGAGCTGAAGAAGGGACAGTGCTAGAAGGGAATAAGTTTACTCAGATGATGGGAAAAGATTATGGTGGAATATTAAATGAACCAGGATTAAAAACATCTGGTAAAGCATATTGGGATAATAATACAAGAAAGCTATATATTTGTAAAAATAATAATAGTGATATATCTCCAAATATTAATAATTATATTCCATTTGACTCTAACTCACTTTTGGAGAGATTGGAAAATTTGTATAAAATTGAATATAAAACTGATTATGATGTTTTAACAATTTTAAATAGAAAAATTGTTGTAGGTTCTTTAGAAACTAAAGGAGCTACTGCTTCAAAAACATTAATAGCTAATGGTTTTAGTTTTAAAAATTCTATAGTTATGGCTACTGCTAAAAAAGATAATTGTTCTGTTGCAGTTATACATAGTGGAGATAATTTAGACTTTTCTACTCTAGATGCAACTAGTGGAAATATCCAAAATGGTATTTGCAAAGTTGATTTCTTTATACTCTTAAGGAATTAAAATCTTTAAATAGTTCCTATTATAGTTAGTTCTATAGACTGGTTTCCTGCAGCATATAATCTAACTTGTTTAGTTGCTACTATTTTAGAATAATAATCATGAACTACCTGTCTCATAAGATGTTCAGCATTTTGTATGAACCTTAAACATGAAATGTTTTGAAATAAGCAAAATTACAAGCAACAGCTGTAAAAATTGACAAATGAACCTTAAACATGAAATGTTTTGAAATAAAAGCATTAAATTTGCTTTTTACAAAAATTAATAGATGAACCTTAAACATGAAATGTTTTGAAATAAAAGAAATTATCAATAAAGCAAAGTTTGAAGATCCAATGAACCTTAAACATGAAATGTTTTGAAATGGAGTTAAAACATTCCCACGAGCAACAGTAAAAAATGAACCTTAAACATGAAATGTTTTGAAATGTTAAGGCAGTTC